TATATGGGTATTGTCTCTTCAACATCTTCGGGTGGTGAGTTTGTTTTCGGTCAAAGAACTGGGGTTACTTCATACGCAGAGAGAATGAGAATTGATTCTAATGGTAACTTAGGAATAGGAACGACGGCTCCGGGTTCAACATTGCACGTTGCAGGATCAATGCAATTAAAAGTAAACAACGTATCAAGTGCGACAACTCTAGATGGAACATATTCAACTGTTAGAGGCGATGCCACTAGTGCGGCTTTTACAATTACTTTACCTGCATGTGTTACCGCTAATATTGGACGCATATATAGAATCATGAAAATAGATTCTTCAATAAACGCGGTCACCGTTGGTAGGACAGGATCTGACACTATCAACGGCGCAACAACTTCGTCTCTAGCAACACAGTATTCTGCAAAAACATATGTCTGCGGAGCTGCAGGACTTTGGGAAATATATTAATTAAATAATAAAGGGGGTTTTATGTTTTGGACTTATGCATTTTCTATGGATACAGGCGCAGTTGTTAACTACTGGCAACTTGTTTCCCTTTACGTTTCTATCAGTAACGGTCAAGCGATTGCGAAGGCTCGTGGCTTTTTAAGTCAAGAGGCTTTCGAAGCTGGCAAACCGCCAATGTTAGAACAAGAAATCACTTTCCCAGTTTTGCAATTAGATCAAGACGGATCGTTGTTCGCAGGTGTTCTAATGCTTGCGCAGTCGGCTCAGTCTCAACAATATCCAATCGCATAACGACAAGGGGCCACGATGGCAAAGGCAAAAAAAGGGTCAAAGCCAAAAGCTGGCCCCAAAGTTAAGAATGACAACTCCACGATCAGAAATGGTCTTGGAGATGTCTTAGGTTATACAGACAACGCGAACCCGTACAGCGAGCAGATATCTGACTCGGGAACCATGTTCAAAAATCTACGTTGGTATTTCGTTTCGAATCTGCGCCCATTATTATCAGAGTTATACTGTGAGATTGGATTGATTCAAACTATCGTTGACGTTCCGGTTGACGATGCACTTCGAGGAGGGGTCATCCTTAAGTCTAAACAGTTAGACGAAGATGAAATCTTGAAGCTTATCAATTCATTAGATCGAGACGACGATATCAATACAGTAGGACAAGCGGCGAAATGGAATCGCTTATTTGGCGGCGCCGGTGTTTTAATCATGACTGACCAAGATCCAATGCAGCCTTTGAATATCGAGGCTATCAATAAAGATACGCTTTTAGAGTTCAGAGCGGTCGATATGTGGGAGCTGTTCTGGGACAAACAAAATACAGACGGTTACGATCCATCATTGCAGGCTGAGAATTTTGAGCATTACAGTTATTACGTTCAACAATTACACAAATCTAGAGTTATGCGAATGAAAGGACTGACGGCACCAAGCTTTTTGCGTCCTCGTTTGCGCGGGTGGGGTTTCTCAGTAGTTGAAAAACTAGTCAGATCTATCAATCAATATATCAAAGCGACAGACTTAGGCTTTGAGGTTCTGGACGAATTTAAGTTAGATGTATATAAAATCAAAAACTTGACGACTACTCTTATGAGTGAGGTCGGAGCGACTGCTGTGCAAAAGCGTGTTCAAATGGCCAATTGGCAAAAGAACTATCAGAATGCAATTGTTATGGATTCAGAGGACGACTTTGATCACAAGCAATTGTCTTTTGCCGGGCTAGCTGAAGCAATGGAAGGTATCAGAATGCAAGTGGCGAGTGATATGCGTATGCCAATCACTAAGCTATTCGGCACAAGTGCGAGCAAGGGCTTCGCTAGTGATCAAAATGATATGGAAGTTTACAACGCTATGGTCGAATCTGAAGTCAGAAACAAAATCAAATATGATCTTTTGCGCGTGATTGAAATCAAATGTCAAAAGCTGTTCGGTTTCATCCCTGACGATCTATCTATTGAGTTCAAACCTTTGCGAGTATTGTCAGCAGAACAAGAAGAAAACGTCAAAACTCAGAAATTCAATCGTGTGTTGCAGGCTAAGCAAGCCGGTGAAATCACGACTTTCGAGTTCAGAGAGGCGTGCAACAAAGACGCATTGTTAAGTATTTCACTTGATAACAATCAAGATCAATTGAACACGGACGATCCTGAAATAGCGGCATTGGTAGCCGGTGAGCCTGACCCTTTAGATAGTAAAGACGTTGAGGACCCGGGAGCTAATCGCGAAGACACGCGCAAGCCAAGAGCATGGGAGTTCGACAAAGATCGCAAGCGTGACAACTCTATCGGTTACGACGTTGCAGCTTATGAAGTTGACGGCGGTGACTCTTGGATATCAGAAGGCAGGAAGCCATTTTTTGAAGATCCTAAAAATGTAGATAAATCATTATGGGAAAGAGCGCGTGAGAGATCACAAGAGGCGTTCGGTAAAATTAAATGGCAGTTTGTGGTCTATATATATCGCAAACTCGGAGGAAAGGTTAAATGATGAACACGGTTATTTTTCAACCAGGAATGACACTTGAAGAGCTAGAAAAACATGCAATTTTGTGCTCGTTTAGATTTCATAGGGGCAACAAAACGGCAACGTCTAACGCTTTAGGTATTGCGATCAGGACACTAGATGCAAAACTTGAAAAATATGAAAGGGATGGCGAAGAGGGCAAAAAGCGCATGGATGAACAGCGCGCTCTAGCTGAAGATTTTTCGCGCAGACAAAGAGGTTTGCCTTCATTGCTTAAAACAGAAGAGCCAGAACAGACGGCAGCCGTTGTCGATATGCCAGTCAAAAAAATGCGAAAGGCAAAATGATTACTAGCTCACAAAATGAAATCATTGAGCTACCGCCTATAAAAGAGGACACGCAAGAGAGCGAGGCTTTAGAGCGCGAAATTTTGCGACTGTTCAAAGAAGAGATGTATTATCCATTATTAGCTGAACTGAATATAAACAAAAAGACATTACAAAACTCAAAAGATGCTCTGTTATCAGCAATTAGAGCTGGCAGGATTTCATATTCTAAGGGATCATTTAGTGGCAGGTTCAGCGCTAGTGTTTCTCAAGAGCTAAAGCTTTTGGGGGCAAAGTGGGATCGGAAACAAGGAGCGTGGAAGATCTCACGGCCTGCACTTCCAATAGACGTTAGACACGCGATCTCACAAAGCGAAACTGTATTTGCTGAAAAACTTGCCGGCATAGATAAAAAGCTTGCGCAGATTTTGCCGGATCAATTGGCTTCTAAACTCAAGACACAAAAGATATTTGACACAATGTTGCACAGAGTGGGCAAGACGTTTGCCGAGTCAGTAAAGCGCATTACGGTAGATCCGACTTTGAGTTCATATCAGATTCAGAAGTTAAACGATGAGTGGCGTAACAATCTAGAATTGAGTATCAAAGATTTCACGACGAAAGAAGTTGAATCGTTGAGAGACAAAATGCAAAAGAGCTACTTTAAAGGGATGAGACCCGAGGCGATGGTTAAAGACATTCAAAAATCGTTTGGGGTATCGGCCAACAAAGCGAAGTTCTTAGCACGACAAGAGACTAGACTGATCACTTCGAAATATAAAGAGAGCAAGTACGAAGAGGCTAACGTCAAATTCTATAAATGGGTATGCGTTGCGGGCTCGCCAAATCACCCGGTCAGAGCACAGCACAAAAAGCTTGGCGATATGTCAAAATCGGGTACACTTTTTAGGTGGGACGATCCGCCAGTTGTATCGGGAGATGGTGAGCCAGTTAGACACGGCAATCCGGGCCAAGACTACAACTGCAGATGTTACGCAATTCCAGTCATCGTAAGGAAAAAAACAGAATGATCAAAAATGCAAAAGGACTTCCAAAGGTATATTTTGGCTTGCACATGGTTGAAGGCGTTGCCGAATATCGTGAGCCGGGTCAAGAGCCTTATAGAATAATGGTTGCTGAGAATTGCTTGAAAGAGATGGACAAGACATTTCAAGGACGTCCCGTTTATGTGTCACACGTTGACGAAGTAAACCTAGATAACTTGCAAGCTGAAGCCGATGGTTATGTGGTACGCAGCTTTTATAATAAAGCAGATGGCAAACACTGGGCTGAATTTATCGTTGTCAGCGATCGCGCACACGAAGCTATAAATAAGAAATGGGTATTATCGAACTCATATTTGCCAAAGCGTTTAGATTCTGGTGGCGAATGGCACGGAGTCGAGTACGCAAAAGAAATCATCGAAGGTGAATATGATCATTTGGCGATCGTTCCAGATCCTAGATATCAAGAATCTATTATTTTGACGCCTGACCAATTCAAAGAATATTGTGAATCGAAAGAGCAAGAGCTCATGAAAATTGCAAACTCAAAAGGAGAATCAAAAATGAAACTTAGTTTCTTTAAGAAAACGAAAGTGGAAAACGCGAAAGAGATCGACTTGGAAAATATGTCGGTTGTTTTGCCTAAATCAGGTCGTGAAATCACAATCACTCAACTTGTAAACGAAGCGGATGACATGGAGAAAAAAGAAAATGCAGACATGGCGGATGGCGAGAAGCACGTTATGGTTGGCGAGAGCAAAATGAAAGTTAACGAACTTTTGAATGCTTATGAAGCTTGCAAGAATGAGCTTGAAGAGATGAAGAAGAAGAGCGCTCCGGTTGAAGAAGTGAAAAACGAAGACGAAGCGATGGACAACGAAGAAGACGAAGACGACAAAAAAGAGAACAAAGAAGACGAAGAAGCGAAAGCCAAAGCTTTGGAATTAGCAGCTCACGAAGAGAAAGAAATCGAAGAAGCTAAAAAGAAGAATGCAAAAGCTAATTTCGAGAAATTGAAAAACGCTGAAAGCAAATCATTAGAAATCAAAGCGACTGTTTTGGACTTGCCAGACGTTCAAGTAGCTCGCGGAAAATCAAGATACGGTTCAAATTAATAATTTAAAAGGAGATACAAAATGCCTATTACAGCAGGTGCAATCAGTTTAGTTTCAAAAAGTCAGACAATCGCAAGCTTGTCAGCTACAGTGGCGACAGGCGGAACAGCGCCATATACTTATCAATGGTACAGATCAGTAACTACAGGTTTCTCACCAGGTGGCGGAAATATCATTTCTGGAGCGACTTCGTTATCACTTAGTGATTCTGGTTTAATTCCGAATACAACTTATTATTACAAAGTAATTGCAACGGATTCTGCAGGCTCACCGGCTTCAGTAACCTATTCACAATTAGCAGTAGCGACCGACCTTCCAAGTCCAGTACCGAATCAATTCACAATTGCGCCATTCTTGGGCATGACTGACATGAGAATGAACACCAACACAGTAGCAGTTCAAATCGACGCTTCTGAAGCTGGTACTTCTTACGCTGGACAAGCTGTTAAAATCTATGACAGTGCTGGCGGCGTTCCTAAAGTTGTTAAATGTTCTGCAAACTCAGACGATGTTTTCGGTTTTATCAATTTTGATATCAAATCTAAATCATACGTTGCGGGTGACAAGTGTGAAATTTCTCAATCTGGAAACGTAATCTACTTGTATGCAACTGCAGCGATTGCACGTGGCGCACAAGTTCAATTGGATATCTTAACTCCGGGTGGCGTTGCTCCTAAAACAGGTTCAAGCGGTGCTGATCTAGTTGGATATGCTTTTGATAAAGCGACAGTTGCAGGCGACCTAATCAGAGTAAGATTGGCTTCACCGTCATTCTTAAAAGCATAACAATATAAATAGGAGAATTAAAAAATGAAACCACAACCAAAAATTTTAAACTCAAAAGGTGAAGAGATCATCTTGAATTCTAGAGAGACCAAATTGGCTAATAGCTTGGAGCGCAAATTAAATGCTTTAGGTTATGAAATTCCAATTACAACTTTGACCACGATCATGAAAAAAATCACTGAGCAAAAGTTTTTCGAAGTTGCTCCGGCTGATTACCTTCCGGTACGTGTTGGCGAAGGCGCATGGTCTTCAAACTTAGTGACTTATCGTTCATTCGGTATGTCTGACGGTTTCGAAACTGGCGTGGTCAACTTGGGTGGAAACAATGCGCGTCTTGCTTCAGCAGATGCAGGCGTAGACAGTGTTACTGTTCAAGTTATCAACTGGGCAAAATCTATCGGTTGGTCAATCATGGATCTTGAAATGGCTGCTAAGTCTGGAAACTGGGACTTAGTATCTAGCAAAGAAAAAGCACGCAAAAAAGATTGGGATCTTGGAATTCAAAAGATTGCATTCTTGGGTCTTGCAGGAAACAACGCTTCAGGCGGTTCTTGCTTAGGTCTTTTGAATCAGTCTGGTATCACTAACAACACAACTACTATCACTAAAAAAATCAGTGATATGAACACAACTGAGTTGAAATCTTTTTGTGGTGCGGTTGTTGAAAAATATCGTAACAACTGTTTGCGTACTGCATGGCCAACTCATTTTATCGTACCTGAATCAGATTACAATGGAATGGCATCTCAAGCGTCTGCTGATTTTCCAGTTAAATCAGTTAAGCAATTGCTTGAAGAAATGTTCCAAGTTATCACTGGCAAAAAAGATTTCAAAATCTTGCCTTTGTCTTATGGTGACAGCTCGTACTCTGGTCTTGGCGTTCAAAGATATGTATTGTTGAACTACGACGAAGAGGCTTTGCGTATGGACATCCCAGTTGACTATACAAATACTCTTGCTAACTCTATCGATAACTTCAGCTTCCAGAATGTTGGCTATGGCCAATTCACTGGTGTTCAAGCTTATCGTCCATTAGAAATGATGTATTTTTCATATTAAGTTCTGTAACTATATAGAATTGCCTGAGAGCTAAACACTCTCGGGCATTTTTTTGATGAGGTGTTTTGATGGCGTATGACAATCCGACAATAACAGACTTCAAAGATTATTTTGTCCGTGATTTTCCATACGGTAGTGATCCGACCACATCAATAATTGATCAAGATATCGCCAATGCGTTTCAAGAGACGCAAGTGAATATGAACCAAGGTCTTTGGTCTTCACAAGCCACATACAATTTAGGCTATTTATTACTGTCAGCTCATTATCTGGTTATCAACATTCGTTCAAGTTCGCAGGGAATTTCGGGACAATTCGGATGGCTGCAAAATTCTAAAGCAGTCGGATCGGTTAGCGAAGGTTTATCAATTCCACAACGCATTCTAGATAATCCAATGTTTTCTATGCTATCGAAAACCAATTACGGCGCTAGATATCTCATGATGGTATTGCCACAACTCGCGGGTCAAATGTTCTCAGTCGAAGGGACAACTCAGCCATGAGTGACGAAGTTGTGAATCTGAGAGGTCTAGACAAGCTTGTGAAAGCGCTGAAAGTGAAAACGCCTACAATACGCGTTGGCATTTTAGGCAGCAAAGACGCTCGAGCAGATTCACAATCAAATGCTACAATCGGCGCAGCTCATGAGTTTGGAACAACGACTATTCCACAAAGGTCATTTTTGCGCGTTCCATTGATAGATCATTTAGATAAAGAACTTAAGAAATCTGGTATCAATAGCAAGGACAATTTGAATGAAGTAATCAGCGGCGGCGATCTTATGCCATGGTTGAGAGAAATAGCGGTCACAGCAGAGGCTATTGTTTTAGAGGGTTTCGCGTCTCAAGGATACGGCAAGTGGGCAGCTTGGAAAAACCCGAATTATATGAATAACAGCGGACAAGTGTTGATCGATAAAGGTTACTTAAGAGACAGCATAACAACGGACATCAAATGATTTTTTCAAACGGATCAAGTAGACCATTGAATACGAACTCGGGCACGGTTCCCGACGTCAGTGAAGTTTTGCTAGATTGGTT